GTGTTTGTCAATCTTGAGTCAAGATGACCATTGCAATTAATAGACAAATATGTCAACTTCAGGATATGAAACCAGACATATTGTTACGACTTGTCAACATTTGGTGACAAGGTACCCGAAAATGTCCACCTTTAGTCTTTAAGGTTGGGCTAAATCCCATACTTTCTCAGTAGCCATTTAGGAACCTTCCGGTTCTTCCGGCCGTTGAATTCCTTATTGATGGCCGTGTATATCTCTAAATCACGACTTGCGCTTATCTCCCAGGGCCATGTACCAATCTCGGATATGGAAAGAGGCAATTCCTCGTGATGGTGATAGTTCCGGTTCCCTTCTTCGCAGAGCTGCAGGGCTCGGCTGATTATGGTTCTCACAAGCCAAATTGAGGGATTCTTGCGAAACGTCCCATCCGTAGACGTGGCAAACCAGCGGCCATGTTCAACCTTTGCCGTCTGCTCCTCTATCCACCCCACGCTTGTCATGCCGTGAAATTGCCTAACAGTATCGCCTTTTTTAAATTCTGTTTGCCAACCGCTCTCAGAGCTCACGTAAGCGGCGATCGCATGTCCGGCATCATCATAGGCCGAGTAGAGGATCTTCTGCTTGTAGCCAAGCTTGCGTAGTTTCGAGGCTAGAGGATAGGCTACCTTCTTCCCAAACTCATGCCGTTCTGCATGGGCAACATAGGCCTCATTCCATAGCCCGATCCAGGTGGGATGCAAGGGAAGCTCAACTATCCCATGCAAGGCCGGATAGGTATTCTTTAGGCCGACAATCTCTATCACCTTCTCTGCCAGCTTATCCCTGAAATCTTGGGCTATTTTACCCTGATCGTATATCCCATTTACGCCATTGCAGTTATTATAATAAGGATGTATCAGCCTATGCTCGGCCTTTTTCGTTCCGCAATGGTCGAATAAGTCCACGTAGAGGGCTATTCTGAAATCGTTGCATATACGGTTCAGCCTAGAGAGCTGGATTAAAAAATGCTCATTGAATACCCTGAGATCGAATACGCCATTTTCATCTTTCTCATAAGGCTGAGACGACTTCCCCTGTGGACCCCATACATTGAAAAGGAATATGCGAAGGTACCTGACTCGCCTAAAATAGAGGGATCGGCAGTATTGGGCAACCTGGGCATCTGACCACCCCTCCATTCTACCGACAAAATCAAGGACAGCCATTACCAGGGGGATTTTTTTCGTCATGTTTCTCCTGTTCGATCACCGTGTTGTCCAAAAGAAATTAGACACATCTTTAATAGCCTTTACCGTGGCGTGTCCAGTGTTTAAATCCTTGTCTATGGTAAGTATCCTGAAAACTTCGTCATCGTAAATCACTATATCATCACCCTCATGATCTTTAAGAATATACGTTAAATAGAATTTATCACATGGATTAAGAAGCAAAGCGTTTGCCGGGAGGATCACATTTTCAATAACTTCAATAGGCTCCTCCAGCATACTTAAAAGATTTTCGCTTAAATCCCGGAGTTGAAATTCGTTTGCGAGAATGGTGTCAAAATCTATTTGTGCCGTTTCGTTGTTGTTCCATTCTGCTGTCAGAGATTCCTGGCGATTCTCATATTCGTAATAACCACTATAGGGGAGATAATGACTTCGCCCAACAACGGTTTTGAAACACTGGCCAGTATCCTCATGAAAATCAGGAGCTTTAATATAATCCTCCACTCGGTAATGTGGGGAATCCTCTGGCACGCTCTCCTCATATCTGTGAAAATGAATCAACCCATCGAGCCTGGAAATGGTTTGAAAAACATTCGATTTCTTCCATTTTATAAGCTCATCTATTGAGTCTACTTCCTCAGCAAGCCACACGCCACATTCAATCAATCTGTTTTCTTTGAGATCAATAAGCGAGGCTATATCCAAGCCATATTTGGATCTGCCATTTAAAGTGACATATAAGAAGTAGAGAAAATCAGCTACCAAAACCGAATAATCGCCAGTTTCAAAATCAATTTTTATCCCCAAGGTATCACAAGTGATAATATCTCCCTCTGCAATAGCCGCACTTACCGTAAATTCACCATTTGTCAAATCTGTCGTATAATCTACGCCCTCTGTTAATGTGCTTTTTACGCCCGCTCCTGTCGTCTGATATACGGCCTGAATCTCTTGAAGGGGAGCATTTAGACCAGCCGTAATAACATTTTCATAATAAATTTTAATCCAATCTGTATAGGCCCGGATATATGCGGTCTCATCACCGGCTAAAGTCAGTTGAACCTTTCCGTCACTTGTGGCATCGGTATCCGAGCAATCGGCCGCATTGACCACCAATACGCCATCCACATAAACATCTACAGTCTGAGCCCCCCCGTCAACCTCAAGCCTAAATGTTGTCCAAACATTGCCCGCCCAGCTAAGGGGCGTTGAATTCCATCCGGCTCCGTCATAGACTTCTATTTCATCAGAATCGATAGAAACATAAAGCCTGAATATTCCATTCCATGCCTCAATAAAATAGCATCTCGGATCGGAGCGATCCGCCCAAGAGAGCTTTCTATACAGTTTTATCTCTATCGTATAATCCGATGGCAGCCCGGTAGCGAGGGTTCTGTGGATTCTAGCGTAGGCTGTTGCTGGAGTGCCATCAGTGGCAACGTAAAATTCAAAGCATTCTTTATCGTCATACTCGACAGCATACATACGTCCTTGACCTGTACTCGCGTCCGTCCAGGCAGCCAAACTTGAGCAATCATCATCCAAATAGTCAACTCTATCCACCTCCCGGTTAAAATAGGTTTGACTTATCTTGAATTTATGCGTATTCGTATCAATCTCGGGAGGCTTTATATCCTCAACACGACCTAGAAGGATTGGCTTTTTTTTGTTGCGCCATTCAGTTTCGCAGGCCGGGTAAGTGGATTCATCTAAAATATCTATGGGGATTTTTTTTAGCAAAACCCTTTCATCTTCAATATCTATTATAACGGTCTTTCCCCAAATGGGGTCTTTCGTTATTCCGACAAAGAAATAAACCAACTCATCATAATCATCCCCCTTTTTCCCAGCTTTCAAGCTTGCCGGATTATTATGCCAGAGATAACCTTGCGGGGCTCGCCTTGTCCAATAATAGCCCGAGGCGTTATTCAATATTATTGATCCATAATTGATTTGCTCGTCAGGCTGGTAATAATCTCCTACTGCCTGGGATATGACAGGAAGAGCATTCGTGGGAAGGAAAACATGGCAATCGATCTCTCGCCTGAATCGCCATATTTCAATATCATCGACATAGGCGGAGGCGCTTGTCAGAGCATTGCTAACAACAAAGAATTCATACGAGCTGTAATCTTTGTGAGCGATAAAATCTATGTCTACTTCCATCCAATCTGTCGCACTTGAAATGGGAATCCATGTTAAGGCTGTCTCCCAGTTTCCATTGCTATTGAGATAGACGTTGCTTCCCGTATCCTTGAGCCTAACCTTAATGGTTTTTCCGCTTGCAGACTCAAAATGCTTGAACCGTATCCTGGCCCTGCGCCCGGGTCTCAGCACTATATCGTCACGCGATATAAGGCAGGCGTCGCCTCCGGCATCACCGGTAAGCTTTACCGAATATGCTGAATGTTCGCCATAAACATTTGTACCTTCTTTGGTGATGGTTGAAGTGTCATAAACGGTTGTTGTCCAGTTTTCGGCCACAGTATCAGAATCCCAGAATTCCAAAGTCCCATTTGCCTCTTTCAGTAAATCCTCGTATGGCTCAAACTGGTATGGCCTGTTCGAGATGTATTCCCACCAGAAAGCTACGATATTATATTGAGTGCCAGACAGTGATTCGGGAGAATCCGAACCTGATGTGTGAACGTAAAGACGCTTATTCAAGTCATCATAATAGAATGTCGAAGGGGTGGCATGGCAGGCGGCAACAGAAAACACCTCATTGTAGACTTCCCCATCCTCTTCGACTTTTGTAATCTCGCCATTGTCAGGCAGGTCGATATACCAGGTGTTTGTAACGCCCGACTCGCCCTGCGTCCAGGGCTCCTCATGAAGTTTCCGGCCCAACTCATGTTCGAAAACTATCAGCTTTTCCCAGTCGTCGAACTGCCCAAATTCTGATACCCTGGATATGACAGGGGTTGATTCGCTGACACCCATTCCGGTTTCTGCCTGGGAGCCGGTGAACTCATAAGCCCCCATATCGACGCCCGCTCCCTGCGGGACAGACGTGCCAATAATGTCCTCAGTCAGGCCAACATCTAACCCAGTATCAATAGAGGGCGAACCCAATTGAAGAGTGAAAACCTTACTTCCGATGTCGGTAAATAAGGGATCGGTATCAAACAGTGTTGATGTTCCGGTATCAGTATAAGTTCCAGCTCCGGCTTTGGCCGCATCCTCAAAGCAGTTATAGCCTCCGGTAACTGTTTTGCCAGTGTCGATATTTATGGAATCTCCAGTAGAATTCCTCTCTATGCAATTCCGAAGAATACAGGATTCGTCAATATTAAATCCGTGCCCCCCAGCTCCCTCGGAAATCAGATTGTAAAGTTCGTTTGAAGCCCCCGTAAGAACCTTGACATTATCACTTCCGTTTCCATAGATCAGGCTGTAATAGGCCTTATTCGATGCTCCGCTTATCTCGAGGCCGATTCCTGTGTTGCTGTAGATTTTATTATAATAGCCTTCGCCCGAATCACCCGAGATGATGGCCCCGCCATCCCCGTTTCCGTAGATGAGATTCAGATAATAGTCAACGCTGTCACCCGAGATTGACAGGCCATCCCCACCATTGTCCTTAATCGTGCTGTCATGGATAATATTGGTGTTCCCTGTGACCAAAACTCCGATAGCTACTCCATCTCTGGCTGTTATTCCATCCAGTTCGCAATCGGTTCCATCAAGCAGGATATTGGCTACCGAGGCGCCAATTACATCGATATTTTCAACCTTAATATAATCCTTACCGTTTCCGTCAATGCCGTATGGCCCCGTTGTCGTCATGGTGTGGGTGTCGGGATCTGCGTCATCCGTGCATCTCACATAAACGGTTGTCCCGTTGTACGACCAAACCCCAGAGCCCCGCCCCTCAAATGTCGTAGGCGTATCCGTATCCCACGGAACGTAAGAAAGTGGGGTACCATCCTCATTCAGCACAGAAGGAACTGGATCTATTGTTTTCTTGAATATCGCTGGATTATAGACAGCAATCTCATCAAAATAAAGAGTAGTTCCGGTATCGACTCTTGTCTGCTGAAGCCTAATAAAAATTGACTCACAAAGAGCAGGATATGTAAATGGCCCAAGTGCATTCTTTACCCAAGCAGCCGTAGCCTCTGCTGGAGTTCCCAAGTCAATCCAGGCAGCATTGGTCACATCCCAAACAAGAAGTTTCCATGTTGATTCTGTACCTTGTTTCACATAGATGTTAATTGATACTTTATCTCCAGGGGTAACTCCTTTTGTTATATTATCAGACTGAGCAGTAGAATTGCCTGTACCCGTTGTCGTTTCAAGGCAGTTTCCATCCTGTACAGGATCAGGAAGAACACAAGCTATGCTTGAACCTGCCCCACCTGCCAGCCAATTATCTGTATTGACCGTGAACTTCCCATTTACTATCATAGTGTCAGCTACAACATCATCAGCCACTACCCAAGTAGTTTGCGCACCGCCCCCTGTATCAATAATAGGCTTTGCCCCAGAGCCGTACGCGCCAAATGTTAAAATCGATCCGCTTCCACCATCTACGGGAACGGTTATGCTCCCCGCATGAACCTCGTCCCTCCTCAGTAAAACAAAATCCCCGGCTACCAGGCCGGTTATGTCGGATAGTTCCGTCCATGCAGCATTGGCTCCGGTAAGCGCTGGAGTGGTCCCGTCTCCCCCCGCCGAATTCGGGTCTACATAATAAATAGCTTCCCCTGCGCCCGAGGCCGGATACTCATGAGCGCCTATATCAACGCCATCCCCGACAGGAACAGGATTGCCCCAATAGTCTTCCGTAAGGCTTACGTCATTCCCTATATCTAGGCATGGAGAATCTGATTGAAGTTTGAAATTGTCAGCCCCACCCGCAGCAGGATTTACAAGTTTTGGGTCAGAGGTTATAGAATTGGCATCATAACCTAGAGCCTGCCATGCGGCCCAGGCTTTACTAGACCCGGCATACATATAACTGCCGCCCGCAGGATGATAAACGCAGTTGTAATTGGATACGAGCCCAATCTGTCCGTTGACACCGTACCTGATCTCATAAACGGAATTCTGGCAGAGGATGTTGTTTTTCAGGGTATAGCCTACAGATGTCCCATAATGACCTATTCCTACTGGAGAGTTGCCGTAGAAAACGCAGTTATAAACCTCAGTCCCATTGCCGGATGAAATTGTTAGGCCGCCCCTGAAAAGGCTTTGGGTTCCCTGACCATTATTATAGCTAATGAGGTAGTGCCACTTATTCCCACTCAAACCGTTATCATAAAAGCCTGATCCTTCGTTGTTATATGAGATGTTATAACGAAAAGTACAATTCTGGGTATTATCATCAGCATGGATACCCGTTCCCTCTGAACCGTCAGATGACTCAAAGCAGTTATATGAAGTATTGTATTCAATGATATTGTTTCGTGGATTAGTAGAAGAACTGCCACTCCAGAGGCTTATATTATGTCCCCCAGAAGTTCCTACTCCGGTACCGCCCCATCCACAATGATGAGTTACGTTATTCTTAATCTCTCCATTTGAGCAAGACGGTGCAAAGATAATTCCATGTCTACGACTATAATGAACCGTGCATCCATCAACAGTAACAGCGGTGAGCTGATTCCACGAAGTAGCTCCAGATACACCACACTCTATCCCACTTCCACCAGTATTGTATATCTCTACACTCTCTAGATGAACATCCGTTTCTGTTCCCGTATTTACTAGGATACGGATACCATTAAGAGTTACATACTTAATCTTCAGGTTCTCTATTGTGACGTAGCTAATATTTAAACCATAGATTCCATATCTATCGTTTCCCGTCTTGGCCGCCACTTCCATCGTATGAGTATCGGGGTCGGCATCGTCAGTACACCAAACATAGGCAGTATTTACGCCGTCCTCTGTCCAGCACCCCTGGGTAGCTCCCGCGAATGTGGCCGCGACGCTTCCAGCCCAATGTCTGAAAGTGAGGAACGTGTCATCCTCAACAACAACCATCGGCCTGTTGGCAAATGTCTTTTCGTAAATATATCCTGTGGTATGAGCCCAAACCGTCTCCAGAGAGGAACCGTTTATTATGGGATCATCCCCGGCGCCATAGGCGTTATATGTGACATGGGTGCCAGCGCCCCCTCCACTTGCCGTTATAACAAGGGTCTCCCGCCATTCGCCTCCCTTGACCAGCGAAACTATATCCCCGGGATTTAGGCTACCCTGATAGGCGTTGATGTCGGCTAATTCATCCCAGGCGCAGTTAGGCCCAGTTAAGGCCTGGGTGGTGCCGTCTCCTAAAGGATCGGCTGCCGGATTGCAATAGTATTGTGCCATTTATTTCTTCTGTGCTTCCTTTATTTCGATATATGTTTTATTCCACTCTTCAAGCGTGACCCCAAGTCTATCCATAACCAGCTTTTTCATCACTTGATGCTCGATCAGCATAGCCTTAAAGGTTTCATCAAATGTGCCAAACTCCTCATTAAGAGCTTTCTTTGCCATTTTAAAAAGCTCTTTCCTTAAAGCATCTCTATCCTTCTGTTGTTCGGTTAGGGCTTTAAGTGTTTTATTAAGCTTGCTATTACTTCTAAGCCTTACCGGATGTTTCATTTTTGTCTTAGCCATAATTACCTCTGCTCTCTAAACTCTATTGATAGAGTCCATAATGGGATTGATCGTTTTATGGGAGTCCAGCGCCAGCCGTTTATGGCCACATATCTTGTGGTGCTTAACGGTAGGTCGGGATCCTCACAAACGAAAAGCGACTTTGAATAGCCCACCTCATCAAATACGGCGTCAAACAAATCTTTCTGGGCCAGGCTATTTACATAAAACGAATATGAAAGAACATCGAAATGGTCTAGCTGTATGCTTGACTCCTGGCCGAACTCGGAGGCCTGAATAATACTAGGATCGATCCGGTTGACATCACCATCAGACGTAAAACTAATATCTGGCTGAAACTGACCTCCGACATACGGCACGCCAACAGCCACATAGAGATAGGGATTATCAACATCCTTTATCCTGTATCCCACATACCTATATTCCTTTGGGGTATCCCATTGGAGGACAAGTATCTTATCCTGGATCGTAAAGGCTATGGCCTCCGCTATCGTTGTCCAGGCATCAGTTGAGAATATCGCCTCAACCGTTGCTGTAGATTGGAAATTATGCCCCCTGATAATCATGGCATTGATATCAGTTGAGACAAGCAGGTCTGTAGTGTGCCTTTCCTCAGAGTGAATCCGCAGCTCATCAGCCGTATAATTAGATGCCCCGGTATCATCTGCCGAATCGTCAAAGCCTATCGTATCGGCTATAGACCGGGTTTTATTCGCCCCGCTATTCCAAAGGAGTTCGAACGTCCCTGCATCATCCGTTATCTTGAATTTATTGGATAACTCAAGATATACGACTGTAAAAGTATCAGCCGTACCCGAGGCCTCCATTTGCGTCTCAATGTGGGCGGCTAATTCATCAGCCGTATAATCGCCTGGGGTAAGGGAGGCAACCCTAGTTGTTGTCCCATTATCTTCAAAGTCCAGACGGTCATTAACTGCTGATGCAATCGTGAAATTCCCCCATCCCGAGCCTGCGCCATGTTGAGAACGGCATTGTTTGTTAAAATCCCTGTGCTGTGTTTTTTCTATTGGGAAATTCTCATGCTCGGAGGTTGCGGTTATCGTATACTGACGCCATAAGTTGTCATAGAAAAACTTAAATGTATCCATTTTATGCTTCCACCAACGATCTGGTCGATACCTTAAATCGGCCCCGCTTTCCCTGCTTCACGCTATGCTTGGCCACAACGTTGAATATCTCCCTTTCGCCTATCTTGACGATAATGGGGGTTGACTCCATTTGTATGTTGAAAGAACCGGGGGTAATTGAGACCTGCTCTCTTGGATGATAGCGGACTAGCCCACCCTGATCACCAGAGTACATATCAAGCCCGCCAGCGCCAGAGGGGATGTTTCCCAGGGCTTTCTCGAATTTTGCACCAAGGCCTCGTATGGCTAGAACTATTCGCGTTGCTTGATTGAAAAGCCTTTTGTGGATATCCTCAAGGAGTCCTGGAACTTTCGCTATTGGCTGTTCCTCGATTTTAATGCCAGCCTTTTTTGCCAGGTCTGCAATCCACGCGGGAAGCTTTAGGCCAAACTTCTGAGCAGCTTCAAGGAAGGGGACAAGTATTGGGGCAAGCATCATAATCTGTTCTTTAGAAAGACTGCCAAGGTCTCCTATGGCTTTTCTCAGGTTTCCCGTTACGCCTAGAATTTGCCTAACGAAACCCTGCGCACCGGCCGTTAAATCTTTAAACAGGCTTTGGGTCATCCAGCCTGATTTAACGAAGGCGTTAAATACGTCCATAAGCCCACTCATGGCTTCAAACAGCTTGGGCCGCTTTTCCATCTTCTCTATCATGTCGAGCATCGGTTGAAGAGCCGCAGGGGCCGACCTCCCCAACTCCAGATACTTATCTCGGAGCATGGTCAGAGGTTCCTTGAGCGCCGTTAATGCCTGAAAAAGCGTGTAACCCTGGCTAATCATCATGCCTATACTTGCCCTTGCAATTCTCCCAATCCGCATAAGGGCTTGCGGACTCTTTTGGAATTCAATCATAGACTTGAGTCCCGCAGGAATCTTGCTGATATATTGTCCCAAATCTCCCCTTAGCCAGTCATTATAGTCTTCTCCCTGCCTTGTTTTATCGCTCCTTCGTGGCGTCCCACCATCACCCTGCTTGAGCTGGATCTTATTGATAAGCTCCCAAATCTTCTCTCCTTCTTCCCTTGCTTTTTCCAGCTTGTCTAAAATTGCTTGGATTGCTGGGTCAACTTTCTCCTTTAATATACCCACCCATGTTAAAAATTTCTTTGTCCAGTCCACCATGATAAAAACAGCAAGAGCTTTCAACGCCATTTTGATGCCTTCAACAGCCGCCTGCATCGTAATGGTTCCCTTAACCCATGCCACAACAATCATGCCGATAGTGTCACCGAATATGGTAAGGATGTTTTGGGCTATCCCCGCCAAGGCGTCCCGAAATGAGCTAAATGCTGTGACAAGTTTGGATATCCCCCGTATCCATTCAGCCTCAATCTGCTGATTCATATTTTTCCAGAGTTCCTGCACATCAAATATTCCCTTCTCTATCCTTTTAAAGAATGGGAAACTCGGCCCACCCCGCGTCATAAACAGGAGATTAAGCCCAAGCTGGAGGGTGTTGTAAAATGTTAAGAATGCCGCACTCGCATCAGTTTCCATGACTTCGGCAAGCCTTCTGAAATGCTCTCGCGAAAGCTCCAACTCCCGATTTAATTTTCCAGTATAATCTCGTACCCTGATCAGATATGTCGTTGCATGTTTAAGTGCATAACTAAAATCCTTAGCGATTAAAACTTCGGTTTCCTCTAATGTTTTTTTGACTGTTCCCAGAGTTGGGACAAAATCTTTACCTATCTTCTTTCCGGTTCCACTGAACTCATCCCCAATTTTGCCCACAGCTTCCAGCAGTTTTTCAAATGTACCCACTATGTCGGACATGGTTTCAAGGGATTTATCAGACTGTTCCTGGTACTCCACCCCGATCCAAACGAGGTTCTTAATCGCCTCAAATAGAGCATCGCTTGTTCCCTTGAGTATGCTAAATTTCTTGGCCAGAGCATCCACAACGACAGCAATGGGGATTAAGCGTTTTACGAGGGCTTGCGCTATAGCTTCGCCTACTTTAAAGACAGCCAACTTCAAGGCATTAAAGGCAAGCATCACACCCTCAATAGCTTGAACCACTATTTTAAAAGCCTGTAATACACCCGTGGCGATTCCTTGGGCGTTCTTTGTAATTGCATCCTTGACGGAGACCATAAAGTTGGTAAGTCGGTTCGTGATATCAGTCATAATTGGCATCAGTTCTATGGCCAACGCTCTTGAGGTTCCCTCCACGCTAGCTTTCAGCCTGGTCATACTGTCATTAAACTCCTCGGAAGCCTTTGCCGCCTTGTCGGTAAAAACAATGCCGAGTCGTTCTGCCTCTTCCCTGTGCCGCTTCAGTCCCTCAGAGCCTTCGTTTAACATGGGGATAAGAGCCATTCCAGACCGGCCAAATATATCCTGCGATAGCGCGGCCTTAGCTGTCCCGTCTGCCATTTCGGAGAATCTGTCGGCAACCTCCATGAGCACGTCATCCATCGGCCTTAATTGACCAGTTGAATCTGCAACAGATATGCCAAGTGAATCAAACGCACGCTTTGACTCCAGGAGACCGTTCTGGGTATCCATCATGGCCGAAGACAGGCGGCGAGCTCCAGCGGCGAATCCCTCTAAAGATGATCCCCCAAGCTTTGCGGCATGGCCATAACCAGATAATGTTTCTGCGGATATTCCGACCCTTTTGGATAGCTTTGCAATCTCATCCCCGGCGGTGGCTGTCTTTTTCGTCATCGCTACAAGTGCGCTGGTAGCCCCGGCTCCTGCCAAAAGGATGATCTTTGACATCTTCATGAAAGAAGAGCCAATTTGGCCAACAGTACCCTTTAGCTTATTTTTGTCCTTATCGACATCACGGATAGACTGATTCCACCCGCTTTTATCAAGTAAAAGCTTTCCGACAATTGACCCGGCTACGAACCCGCCTCCAAAATTAGCCATTTCCTACCACCTTCTTTTTCTTCCTTGGGGCTTTATGCAAACCCTTAGACACCTTTTCTGCGTATTGCCGCTCTCTCTCCTCTATCTCGCCATCATGGTTTGCCTCAAAAATTTGCACCCTCAGTTTGTCCATTTCTTGCTGAATAACCTTTGTCTCCCTGTTCGGCAATAGCGCGGCCTGATAGAGCTCTAGCCTTCTCATCAGAGACTTCCGCCCAGCTTCTTTAAGCCAGAACTCTTGGTCTCTTAAATCGAGCACCAGTAAGTCAGGAAATCGAAATAGACCTGGAAACTCACTCGCAATTATTGCGAATCTTTGTCCCCAGGCGTTGGCCCGTTTTTTTCTTCTTGCCCCACGGTTGATGCGTTGTCAGTGATGAATTTCGTGATTTTGTTGACGATGGAAATGTCTAGGTTTGAAATCACCTTTACGCACTTCTCCCCCAGCAGCAACTCCAGTATTTTGTAACCAGCCTCAATGTTCCCACCTTCAGCCGCACTAGTAAGTCTTTCAATTTCCAGAAAGATATTCCTGGTAAGGCGCTTCGATTCGTAAACAGTCCCGTCAATTTCGATTTCGATTGGCTCGAATAGACTCGTGTCAATCTTTAGTTTTGGCATTTCATCCTATCCTGGATTAGATACCGAATTCAGTTGAGCCAGATTCCATGCCGAGTGTCCCGAATTCGCCTTCCTGTCCGCTTTCCTGAGAAACGAATACCTTGAACTTGATCGGAAACACGCGCTGTGTGTCTGGCGTGTAGGACAGGTCGAACGCCGGAATCGGATAGCACTTGTAAATCTCGATCCACTCTGCGGGGTCGTCAGAAATCTCGTTTCCGCAGTAGGGCTTGATCACGAGCGCTTTGGCCAAGTCGTACATAGAGCATCCGATCTGATTCAGGAGCTTAATGTAACTGTGGTCTCCAGATGCAACTACGCCTCCAGCCAAAAGAACCTCGTTTAACTGAATGAGTGTTGAGCGCGTCATCATGACCTCAAGCTCCATAGTCGAGCCACCGAAGGCGGCATCAACAGCGGCGTCTCCAGCCTGATCCGTCTTGATATCATGAACAGTAGTGTCCATTCTCAGGGTTATCCCACCAAGGGACGGACCGAGATTGAGAGCTCCACTTTCTCCGTAGCCCCACACGACTTCGCCAGGACCTAAATCACCGATTGGTAAAGATGGCATTTTTGCCTCCTAAAATTTTGGGCTTACGGGAAGAGCGCTATTGCTGCCCTTCCCGTTACCCGTTTATAAGCTAACCCGTACAGGTTGCTTCCTCTATGCGCCAGATGTAGTTGCATGTAAACAAATGTCGCCTATTGTCATCAACCCCCAGATACGCCGGGAGTCCTATCGCTTCCACAGTCATGGCCAGGTAGTCCGGGCCGGATAGTTCAAAATTGGCCATATTCCAGCCTGACGTGCCGTGTAAGGCACGATATACTGTCCAGGCATCTTCCCTAGCCTGGAAGTACGTTTCGGCCCTAGCAAGCGCCTGGATGTTGAAAAAGGCGAAATCTGGGGAATAGAAATTAGTCTCGCCACCGGCAGACTCGGAGATAAGCACACAGCGTTTAGGCTTATCCTGCTCCCAATGCCCTGCCTGCAGGCGTGTGCCTATAGTAAAGCCTGTAAGCGTGCTGATAAGCGTGCAGATTTCCTTGAACATTATTTCCCCTTTAAGGCGTTTTCAATGGATTTAGTCACGATTTTCATGTACTTATCCTTGAATTTCACCATCTTGGATTCGAGGTATTTCCGGCCTGAACCTGGAGTCGTCCAGCTAATTTTGCTGTCCTCCTCCGGTGTAAGCTCATGCCAGCGTGCCGCATATTCAATGTTGAATCCAGTCTCAACCGTTATCTCACCTTTCTTTATGTCTGCTTTATTCGTCCTTGCAGATCCCCTGAGTGTTCCTTCGTCAAATGGGGCTATCGGTTCAACCTTTATAGCGTCTTGCAAGAGTTCATTTCCTGCTTTGAATAGTCCCTTCCCAGCTTCTTCGCTAGAGGCCTTTTCAATAATCTTGGCAAAGCCTTTCTCGAAGTCCTTAAAATCAATTGTCATGCTCATGCCAAATATACCTCATAGTGTGGATGCGAAAAGTCTTTCGGAGCCTTTATCTCTATAATCGCCCTATCAAAATCCTCATCTCCTATTTGGATCCTGTCCTCATGGCACAATGGCCGTCCTAGATAGGCGACCCTATCTATCTTTTTATGCAGATAAATCATTACACTTGAAACAACCTCTTCGCCTTGCAGATTTCTAACAAGCCTTGTTTTCCATTCAATATATCCCTTTACAGGTACAATCGTACCCGATAAGGGTTCATTCCAGGCGTCATTGCCATTCCATTTAATAATTGTCAGATCATCCACTAAGTATGCGTTCAACACTACTGACTCCTGGCCCAGATAGCTTCATCTGAGGTTGGTAAAATGGAGTGCAAGCAATTTGGATGATAAGGAGGGGTTTCCTCAAGTTGTGGATATTTTGGATGAGCGCCTGAAATTGAATATATGTTTCCCTCAAATTGCTGGCATATACCACTTTCGCAATCTGTCCCATGATCTGAAACTTGCACTAAATCATTGTCGTACTGCTTGCAAAGGTCGAGTGTGGCGGCCGTCTGCACATTCCGCAATTCCGTCCGCGCAACCATCTTGGCGTACTTGCTCATCTTATACATGCGCCCGTTTATCTCGATAAACTCATCTTCCTCTATCAGCGCTCGCAGAAATTCTATTATCTGCTTTGACAGCCAGCCCCTGCTTTTCTCCTTCAGCAGAGCCGCCATTGCTATCTCGTCCAGTTCCTCGGCAGCTTCACTATAATTGAACTCCTGCACCTGCGCCGTCCTGGCCTTATGCGATGCTACGAGCGCAACGCTGAGATATTTATCCACGTTTGCCATTATCGAATTATTAGCCTTGATAAGTGTTTCAAGCGCCTTCATCCTGGCGTTATATCCAGGGTCGGTTATCTGCGGACGTTTCGGCTTCTTACCTAGAATCTCGAGTGCAACCCTTGTTTTGTTTTTAGCTTTTTCTGCTGTGTCTTTTAGCGCACTTCCTGTCCATTTCTCTGCAACTAGATTAAGTCCTGCTACGGTCAGCCCTGCTTGCCGCCTTATCATGTCTGCCTCATCGTCGCTGAATTTATCAAGGTTGATAGAGAGGAGATCGGAACGCAGGGATCGCCCCGCCTCACGATAAAGCCTCTCTAAGTCGCCTTGTTTCATCTGTTTATAACCACCCGTATAAGCACTCGCAATAGCACTCGCATCAACACATTCTCGGCTATTCCTTCGGCAATAGAATATTGAAGCTCGTATGCACCTATATCTGGCGCTCCTACAAGACCAGCCCCAACATAGTCCTCCGTCAGGCTTACATCCACTCCAGCGTCTATGCAGGGTGATGTGGCTTGAAGGGTAAAGTCACCATTAGCTGGGTCGGTCATAAGGGGGTCTGCTTCTACTGAATTAGTAGTTGCACCATAGGAAGTTTCCCAATCGTCATAAGTGGATTTATAAACCCCGACTCCCCACTCAATAAAGCTGGCTGCCTCTACTCCCAAACAATTATTGACATAGACATTTCCGCTTCCAACCGTACCATCGTTCTCAGCCCCCCATTTAGCAACAAGTTCTCTGGTGGTATTATCAAAGAGAATGTTGTTTTTGAATAGATTGTTCGTAAACTGGTCGTTATTTAGTGAATCACTCCCCCATGCACCAATCCCAATGTCATTTGCATAACAGACATTGTTATAAACCGAATTTCCATCTAAGGTAAAATTCGTATGCCCAGTTACCGCAATCCCACACGCTGCACCAGCATTGGTGTTCCCGTAACACAGGTTGTAATAGACTTGAGCATCATCAATAATTTCTACATGGATGCCATAAGAATTGTTATTGTAACTTTTATTGTACCGTATGATATGACCACTTCCACCTACGTCTACATGGATTCCCTTACCTACCGTAGTTGCGGCTGATGATTGTGTGTCATCTGCGAAGTAACCATTCCGATAAACCGTGTTGTTTTCAATGGTAATATCTGTTGGAAAGTAAGTAGACCCAACGGTATTAGAAGCCCTGATGCCATGCGTGGAAGCCGTCCCACGCAAACAATTATTATAGACAGTATTTCCAGAAATAAGGCAATCGGCTACCTCTCGCACATCAATACCATTCAATCCAGCAAAGGCAACTGTACTATCTGTAATCGTTAAATCATTTATTTGAACCGTATCATCTGTATCAACTTGGATTCCAGCGACGTAAGCATGATTAGTAGTGATTCCATCAAATGTGATATTATCGGAATCACCTATAACCGTAATATTATTCCATCCAGATACTCTGAATTTGATATTTTCAACGGTAATATAACTTTTTCCGTCTATCTTGAAATTAAAGGTGTCAGCATACGACTCAATGGTTCTTCCGTTTGGGTCAGAATCCGAGAAAATATAGAGCTTGTCGAGAGCATCGCTCCAATACCAATCCTCGTCAGCTACCAATGCCACTACAGAAGTCTTTGGTTTCCCATAAACATCATCAAAGATAACCAATCTTGGGTCGGTAGCAAGTGCGGCTTCCCATACATCAGTTAGGTCTATATTAGGATCAGATGTATAAACTTTAACGTCATCAACATTTACTTCAAAAGTACCGGAATTATAGGATGCGTTTCCAATTCTTATATTAAGTGCATCTGAAGTTAATGCCAAGCTAGAAAGCGTACTTTTTAAATCTCCATCAACCCAAAATTTCGCTACGTCTGTAGCAGTATCAATCTCAAATTGAACATGATACCAAGTATCAGATGAAATACCGAATGTTGCCCCAGATAATGCACCACCACGCCCTAAAGATAAAAGATAGCCCCCAGAGTATTTTAACCAAAGTTGAACCCCATTAACACCATTCCATGCAGAACCTTCGCAACCAGCAACCCTTACAATATGGTTGGCGGTTGTACCGCTATCAGAGTCAACCCTGTAATAAAAATCTGCATAATAGTAAGGAGTGGTAACAGTTTCTTGTAGCCATTCGCTAACCTTATCAAATTCCCTTGATGCTAAACCACCATTGAATACAACCGTATCTGCTGCACCACCAGCCGTTTCCCAATTTCCAGAAGCAGAACCATCTGGTTCAAAATCATCATCTATAGTAGGCACCACAGTTGCTGCCGTCCAAGTGGTTACTAAATCGCTACCATCTATTACCGGATCAGCGCCAGTATCATACGATGTAATGACTATAGGATATGTTGCCGTTCCTGATGCCCCCACCTCCATGCTTTCCAACCATGTGGTTGCTTTCTTCAAATGGATAGTCGGACTCGCCGCTGGAGAACCAGCTAAGTAATCGAATATAGAGTTATCCCCTCCTGTCGTCCAATTAACATCACTGAGGGCTGTATAGGGGCTTGCCAGAGAGCCATCTCCACCTGATGCCCCATCGATATAAATATCGGGGAAGTTCGCCTGGTCAGCCCCACCGCTACCCAGAGGGAAGTTAAATCCCATAGACAGAAATACGAGTAGTATTCCGAGTGTAAATGTTTTAAGATTGAAAAAGCCTTTTCTCATTAAAAACTCCTAGAGCGAAAGGTCAGGGGGTAAGCGGCTACTTGCCCCCGCTTCTTTATATCGTTCCCAAACTACAAAGCACGTTAAAACCTGTTATGGCATTTGAGCTATCGGTATTCTCGACACTCCCGAGGCGCAGATATTTAATTCCAGGAAGCTCAACCAGATAAGTCACCCGAACCACGTTGCCCGTTATGGCATCCGTTCCGGTTTGAGCCTGCAAAAGTGGCTCACCTGCAGTTTGCCTGAGTAGCGACCAAATTCCACCACCAGGACTACACCATATCTCAACATCAACCGTATCTGTCGTTCCTGCCGCACGGCTGAAAACCACAGTAAGCGAACATTGTGAATATTTGCTGACATCGATAGCCCCAGAAGGTAATGTGGCGGGATAGCTTACTGTTGCATCAGCGCCTACATCAACGGCTGTACCTAGAAACCACTTGTCCCTCTGGTGAGATGCGAGCAACGGCAATGTCACAAGCAGTAAACCTAAAGTGATAATCGCTAGTATCTTTCTCAATTTATCCTCCATTAAAAATCATGTACTTTGGTGTTGACAGATTCTTCCTCATCCCTAGCAACATTGACGGCGCCGAATGCTTTCGCCGTTGACCAGGGAGCAAGGATCGCTATCACGAATGGCGGAACGGGAATATCCATCAATGACCCTTCGGAATATTTCTCTTTTACTACCCCAGCTTCAATAACCCCCTGCGCTTGCAATCCTTTTCGCCTATCCTCATCGGCTAAGTGAATGGCCAAATAATATGCCATCTCAGCATTGGCCTTTGCCAATTCAACCAGAGCCGCCGCCGAAGCCTCCGCATAGGTTGGCAAGCTCCATCGTGGGTCATAGTAAACGCGATTGTAGGCCATTTTTAACACTTTCGTCTTCAGGACATCGCCCGATAATTCCCCTAAATCGTCCCAAGCCTCAGTCTCTAGCCGCTCTTCCTCGAAATATGTTTCGGCCCCAGCCAAGGCTGCAAAATATCCTATATTCATATCCTTTCTCCTATTCTTGTTCTAACTTTTCTCTTTGCTCCTGGGATGCCGGTTGAAGTTAATTTTTGTATTCTCTTCGGCCCTCGGTGTTTCGATGCCCAAAACATAGGGTCAACAAAAGTCTTTTCTGGGAAAAATATGGTTGGTTCATCCGAGGTGAACAGATGCTCGGCACCGTTCACCGCTAGCAGATGCCATTGACTCAGACTTATACCATCCGATGAGAATAAATGAGCAACCTCATGTACATTCAGGTTGTGAATCTGGCTCAACAAAATGGCATCAGAAGCATGAGCGTGAGCTGCATCCTGTACCGCGAGAAGCGTTGCCCCGACTTCGAGGATTACATTATCTGCCGCATGGAGATGCCCACCATCGCTTACAGCTAAAAGGTGTGCCTGCGCCAGGATGATCGGATCGATTACATGGCCGTGCTCGGTCTTTTGGACCGCAAGGGTGTGAATCTGCGTTAAAACAGGTGCATCAGCCGACTGAGCATGGTTGGCCCCACTCACAACTAGGGTTTTATGCTCAACAAGAACCGGAGCATCGGCAACATGAGCGCGAGAACATTCGGAAACGACAAGTGTGGCTCCCGTATCCACGACCTCATCCGCCCCAATATCCCATGATCCAGAACGAGTTTCTCCATCTATATCAGTCGTAAAATCCATCGGGGCGGGATCACCCGATGTATCTGTCCCGACATCCTTGAGGGCCGAGGCTGCGGCTAGGTGGAAATCCTCCGATCCTGGGGTTACGTTTATAAATTGATCTGTATTGACAGAGATATTTTGGAGTCCTTCCGAACCGGTTGCATCAGAACTCCCACAGGTTATCTTTGTAATTGTTCCGCTGAAACACGACGTTCCTTGTCCACCCGCATAAACATTTTTAGCAATAACGGTTCCATTTGAGTGTAATATCCCATAAGGGGAGCCAATAAGCGTAGTATTATAAATATAAGCAGTACCTGATCCAAGCATAAAAATACACCGACTATCTCCACTTTGTGTAGTAATCCCGTAAACGATTGTGTTGTAAATATAGATATTTTCGGAGCCGGTAATATAAATTCCTCTTATCCTTGACTCACTTGCCGTTCCTTTGATTATACAGTTTGATACTATATCTTTTTCGGCATTTAATGGGTATATCCCATAATATCCGCCCGTAATATTAGCCTGTAAACCATCTAGTGTTAGCCACCCATTTGCTGTTGTGATAGTGTGAGCAGTGCCAGTGCCAGATAAATTGTATTTCGAGGCATCCCATATTCCAGAGTGACCTTCTCCGGCAGCAACTATTACTTTTATCCAATGAGTTGCATCTGTTGTCCAGCCCCCAAAAAGAAGCCCTCCCGTATCAGACATCGCATAGCATTCAGCTATTTCGCACCGATTATCTGTTACAAGCTGACCTTGCCTGCCAGCTTCCCATGCTGCCAGAGATGTGTAGTCTCCACCGCTCGGTTTAATCGTCCTCGTATTTATCGTGGCCATGTTATTTTTCAGTCATTCCAGTAGTTTTGTTTTGGATGTAAGAGCGAATTTCAGCAAAGGAAGCAGTAGCCCTTCCTGTTGTCAGTATCTGGTTTTTTATTGGACTCGGAACGTTATCAATAAGAAATTTATAAAGCCTTCTGGTCAACACAACCTGAGTACCATCTGCAGTCAAAATCCTACTATATTCCGGTTGAATATATTCTTGAGCAGCGTTAACCGAAACATCTGTAATCTTGAGTATAAAAAACTTAGGCAGCCCTTCTTCTTTTCCCCATTTATGACCATCAGGAAAAACAACAACAGGGTTGCCGCGCTTATAGCATCCCCTTTGATCTTCAATGGGGTCTATATGATTGGCGTTGACTGCCTTGATTAATATTTCAGCCATTTTTCTTCCAAGTTATCAATCTAATCATCAAGTAGGAGTCCCAATTTCCACGTCCCAGCTAGGGATAGTAACCGTATTAGCCGCCGTCAACGTCTGAAGCGCGCAGGTTGTAACGTAGAGAAGAAGCGTGGAACCCACAAAAACCAGAGCTATGTGGTCAGCATCGCCAGATACATCAACGGTTATGGTCGCCTCCTCGTCAACAGCCGTTTTGCGGCTTGAGCCCCCACCATCTCCAGCCACAGGGCC